ATGAAACGGCACCTAACAGAGAGGACGATTGAGGGTCTGAGGACGGACAAGGCGCAAGAGGATTTCTTCCACGCTGGCACCCCCTCAGCGGGTATCCGGGTAACCCGGGACGGGCGGAAGACGTTTTTCACGGTCTACCGTTCCCCCATCCTGGTAGACGCCAAAGGGGAGCCTAAGCAGAGGCGGTACTACTTCGGGGAGCACCCCTCAGGCAAGGCAGGGGAGCCCCGCTATCTGAGCTTGGAGGAGTTCAAGACCGCTTACCAGATCTTCCGGGGCAAGGTTGCAGCCGGAGAAGATCCCCAGGAGACGGGAGGGGAAGTCAAGGAACAGGGTAAGGCCCGGATCTTCCCGGCTACCGCCGTTCCTGAATGGCTCCGGTCCACCTTCCCAGATGGATACGTAGAGGGGAGCGTTTCTCACATGCTCTGCCTCTACTTTGAGGCAGCTAAGACCGGGGACGGAATCAAGAAGCTTGCTCCCCGGACTCTCACCGGCTACGTCTCCACGGCAAAGACCCACGTGATTAAGCGGTTTGGAATGCAGCCTGCTACATCCATTACGGCAGACATGATTTCAGACCTCTTTACCGAGCTATCCCGGAAAGCTCCCCAGATGGTAAGGCAGGTAAAGAAAGTGCTCTCCGGGATGTTTGAATTCTGCCGGGCTCACGTTAAGGAAATGAAGCGATTCCCTAATCCTACCCTCGGAATCAAGATCACGGTTCCCAAGGGTAAGCGGGACAGGTACCTAACCGAGGATGAGCTAGAAATCCTTCTCCCCGGCCTGGAGAAGCTTTCAGACGATAAGGCTAGAGACGTGTACACCCTGATTCTTGCTTCAGGCTGTAGGCCCGGAGAGGCGGCGGGAGTCCAGGCAGAGGACGTAATCACCATGGGCGGGGAACGGGTGTTGAAGGTCCGCTACAAGGTGAACCGGGATCACCTTATCCCGCTTATCGGTCCTATCGGAGAGATCATTAACCGCCGTTATATGGAGTGTGGCGGAAAGGGTCCCCTCTTCTGGGCGAATGTGGACCGGACAAAGGACTACCCGGAACAGCTCAAGAGAGCTAATGCAGAGATCCGGGAGATTACCGGGATTCAGGACTACCGCCCGCACGACAACCGGCGCACCATGCGGACACACATTGAAGCTCTCGGAGTTAGGCCAGAGGTAGGGGAAGCTCTCTTGAATCACCAGAAGGGAGACGTAGAGGGGACGTATGCTCTCTATACCTACTGGAAGGAACGGAAGGAAGCTCTTGCACTCTGGCACGCTAAGCTAGCGTCTCTGAGAGACGGACGGCAGGAACAGGCAGCATAAGCAAAACAGGGGAGGGGATCGAATCTGACCCCCTCCCCCCTCAAGTCATACCCCAACGGATCAAGCTACAGCCTTTTTAAGCCCCCTCTCGCTTCCCTCATGTGCTGGTAGCCGCACTACCCCCCACGTCCCCCGCTTAGCTCCAAACTTCAGACGAGCATTCTCCCTAGAGGCTATCCAGGCTTCTACCTCTGAGAGCTTCCAGCCTACTTTCTTCCGCGTAATCTTGTAGGACAGGGGGAAGTCCCCCCGTTCCATCTGATCGTAGATTGTAGACCGCCCTAGGCCCGTTTTCCGCTGTACCTCTTTTACCGATAGAAACTCTTCCATTACTTCCCCTCCCCTTTCCCTCGGTAGGCATTGGCTACGCATCTATCAATAGCGGCCATTACCTTTTTCATCTGTGGAGAGTAGGCACCCTTCACAGGAGGGGGCGGGGAAGATTTCACCACATGCGGCACAATTCCAGAATTTGACTCCATAGCAACAAATAACCTCCGTCCGGACAACCACGGACATATGCGGGCTAAAAAAATCAAGCTGCCTTAGCTTGAGCCCATTTTGCAAACCTATCTAGCGCTTCCTCGTATTCCTCAAGCGAGCGCTTGAGAGCTTCCATTGTTCGATTGTTACGCTCTACTGCCTTTCCTATATCCTCCCTCAGGGTGTCAACTTGCCTGAGCATGTTTCACCCTCTGAAACCCTGCTACGTTCGATTCCGGAGCCAACCAATAGAAGACAGGCTGACCCGCTTTGTTGTGCTCTACCCGCTTGCTTACCTTCTTCTCTTTGACAAGCTCCGAAACTACCTTGTCCGCAGTCTGCCTAGACACTCCCCCTAGAATCGCCTGGATGGCTGAAAGCCTTACAGCCTTCCGAGGGTCCGGAGAGAGGGAGGCTAGAAGAGCTTCCTTCTGTGGCTCCCGGCTGGACCGGCTACGGCGAGCTGCTACCGCCGCGATATGAAAACCTTCCGCCAACGCCTCTAGATCTTCCGGAGTGAAACTCTCTACCAGAAGTCTAACGGTTGTAGTGTCGTCTACGGTCTCTAGCTCGGCTATCCGTCTGCCATCCTGGCTAATAGCTGTCCTGCGCGTGTTCATAACTCCCGCCTGTTTGGGTTACAAATCGGGCAAGTGAGAGACGGGGACGGTGTACTAGAAAACGCTTCCCCGCCCCTCACTGCCCAAACCCATTCCAACCACGGGCAGGGTAACAAGGCTTAACAAGGGTTGTCAATATTCTTTCTTTATGCTAGTCATGCTCATTGTGTAAACGAGCAAGGGTAACAAAGAGAGCAAAACGGAAGGAAGGCGTAAGGCGGGGAGGTGTCCTACAAAATACGTTGGCCTGCTGTCCTACAAAATAGGGACGGCGGGCTGTACCTTCTCCTCTAGAGCCCCTTTCTCCTCTGTCAACCGAATGTAGTACGCCTCTAGGGCAGGACCGAAGAACCGGACCAGATCCCCCACGACGGCGGAGCGATTCGGCAGCTCCCGGGGATCGTCCTTTCCTACCTTCTGGTACTCCGCTCGAAGCCTTGCGAGACGGTCTAGCGTCTCCAGCTCTCCATTCACCATGCTTACAGAAAACGTAGCCATGCATTCCCCTCCTAGTAACCCGCGAATGTTAGCAGGAAGCGTGCCGATTTGCAATGGTTATGGAAAGCCCTAGTTATTTGCGCAGGTTTTAAGGGTCTGCACTCTAACAGTTAGAGCTATTAGGTGAAGACGTTGGAACGGTTCCGACGCGGAAGACTCAAACGGTTAGAGAGGACCAGACGAAATGAATACGGTAGAGACCACAGTACAGCGCAGACCAGGACGACCAGTAACCCGAGGCTTTGAGAGAATCAACACAGGACACCCGGGCGGGGATTGCTGGCTCTGGGATGGAGCGAAAACCCGAGACGGGTACGGGATGCTGAAGAGACAGGGCTATATGGGCTACGCGCACAGATTCTATTTTGAACAGATGTTAGGACCGATTCCGGCAGGCAAACAGCTAGATCACCTGTGCGGCATCCGGAGCTGCTGCAACCCGGCGCACCTACAGCCGGTGACCCCGGCAGAGAATGTGAGGCGGTCAAGGGTAGCGAAGCTCAACCCGGAGAAAGTCAAGGCTATCCGCGAGATGTGGAGCCGGAAGGGTGAGCTAGGGCTACGGCAAAAGGACATCGGAAACCTTTTCGGTGTGACGCAGGCTCAGATCTCCTACATTGTGAATGGGAAGGAATGGCGGGATATCAATTAGATCCTATGTCAAGGGTTAGGAAAGCCCCCTCACGGGATGTCAAGATCTTCCGGAGGGGGCTTTCTCATGTTAGAATGCCTGTTGCGGCACCTCTGATAGCTCCTGTCAGAAGTCAACCCTTAAAAACGTTCGAGCCTCACCCCTCTTAGACCTGGGAATGTCAAGAGAAGGGATGAGGCTCTATGAAAGGTAACGAGATGGATTATAGCACGAATGCAGTAGGAATACGACACGGCAAGGACAACCCCTTGACCCTGATTAGAGATGAGTACCTGTTTATCACTGAAGAGGACACATGCGCTAGCGCAGTCCTGGCGGCTCTTGAGCATTGGTCAAACTGGAAGGTAGGCAGAAAGGAAGAGGCTACCCCCTGGATAACTCGGAGCCACGCTAAGCTAGCTATTGACATGCTAGGGCTCTATGGGGTGAGAAAGATTGCGGATGCAATCAAGAAACTGGAAAGCCTAGGATTCCTGGAAGTCAAGGGAACCGTAGGCGAGACACCCCGCTACAGGTTGAACGTAGAAAATATCAACGCGGCGCTAGAGGGGTACATCCCCTACGGAGAAAGAACCTCCGCAAAAGTGCAGACCTCCCCCGCAGAAGGGAAGAGGTACCCCGGCAGAAAGGAAGACCCCCTACGCAAAAAGGAAGAGGGGGTACGCAAAACTGCCGACATAATAGATACCAGAATAGACTCTCTCATAGACCTACCAATAGAAACAGAGAATAGAACTTCTTCCACTCTATATACATTGGATAAAGGTAATCATATAGGGGAAGTCAATAGCTCAGAAAACCTGAAGGACTTCCTTGCCTCCCTTAGAACCTGGAGAAGTGATTTCCAGGCTTGGAGGTATACAACCTCTGAAAGAGGAGCGCAGGATGTACTAGCAGAGATCAGAGAGGTTTACTCAAGGGTAATGTATGCCAACATGAACGAGACCCTAACCCTTGACATGATCCCTGGAATAGTGGAAGAGCTTTCACAGTATGGTTTCACTTGGAATCTTCAGGAGAACCCATACCCTTTAGCAGGTATTCACCTCTCTAACCTGGGGATGGTAGTAGAGGGGTAAGGTGAAATGTTGATAAAGTATAGTCCTCGGTGTCTCAAGTGTTCAGCTCGAATGGACTACGTAGGGAAGATGGACAATGAAGAGGTTTACCATTGTCCCGAGTGTGAATGGTGTAACGTAGAGGAACCTAGGGAAAAGCTAGCTGATGTTCTCCAGTTTCCAAAGATGACCAGGAAGCAAGCCAAAGAGAGATTGAAACTTGCTAGGCATAACAAGGAGAGGAATGCTATAATCTTCTCCAGAATGATGAGTGAGTAGAAAAGTAGTTAGAACAGGGTGAGAGGCTTTCCTATCCTCCTTTACCTCTCACCCTGTTAGCCCGCCTCTCCTCTTCAAGTTAGATCCCCAGGCTTTAACAGCCGATCCCCCTATGTTCCCCCCGTCTGGCCCGAGATCGGGCCTGTATGGGGCTCTAATGGAGTTTTTTCTTTTTGATTGTTGTAGGCATAGACCCCGGATCTAAAGGGGGTCTCTCTTGGATCTCCCCTAAGGGTATCTCCTCTATCCCGATCCCTTACAAGGAAGTGAGAAACGCTAGGCACAAGGTTCTAGACGTTTCCAGGCTGGACAAGTGGAGACAGGAATGCATCTCAAAGTTTGGTGAGCCTGACTCAGTAGTAATGGAAGATGTACACGCCATGCCGCGAGACTCGCGGAAGGCAGCGTTTACCTTCGGTTGGAATTCAGGCTCTATAGCTTCCTACTTCCTCTCCCTCGGCTATGAAATCGAGTACATAGCTCCTAAAGACTGGCAAGGCAAGATCCTCTCTCCTCTACTGTCCTCCTATAAATCAGGTAAGCAGCATTCCGACCTCACAAGGAAGGAGCTGTTAAAATTGGCATCTCGGGAATATGTCAAGGGAAAGTATCCCTCTCTTTCCCTCATCCCCTCCCCTAGATCCAAGAATGAACATGACGGAATGAGTGATTCCGTCTGTCTGGCTGAATACAAGAGGCTATCCGTTGGCACAGTTTGAGAACGCTATTGAGACGGTCCTTAGACATGAGGGTTTCTATAGCAACGACTCCGCCGATCCCGGCGGCGCAACTAAGTACGGTGTATCCCTCAGGTTCCTACAGAGTCTCGGAGAAGATCTAGGAGACGTGGACAGGGACGGGGATATTGACATCGCAGATATCAAAGCTTTGACCCTGGAAGGGGCTGTAGCGATCTACAGGCGGGAATGGTGGGATAAGTACCTCTACGCTGAGATCATAGACGAGAGGCTAGCTACTAAGGTTCTAGACCTCTCTATCAACATGGGAGCTGGTCAAGCTCACAAGCTGGTACAGGCGGCAGCGAATAGAGCTAAGCCTGGGCTCACGGTAGACGGGAAGCTAGGCTCTAAATCCTTCCAGGTAATCAACAGCCTACCCCCTGAGATCCTGCTTAGACTGATAGCAGATGAGGCAGCGGGTTTCTATGTCAAGCTCACTCTCACCCGGATTAGAAACATGGGTGTAGAGGAAGGCGGTAAGTATCTACGCGGATGGATTCGTAGAGCCTATGCACTCATCTAAAAGCCAAGGTAGCCCAACGGCAGAGGCAACAGTCTTAGAAACTGTACAGTGAGAGTTCGAATCTCTCTCTTGGCACCAAATGAATAATAAGAATGGGGCGGCAGCTCACTCGGGAGAGCAGGAGCTTTGCAAGCTTCAGGTAGAGGGTTCGAATCCCTCCCGCTCCACCATAGCAATCTTAACCTGTCCGATATGTGGGAAGCAGTTAGACGAGAGGAAATGTAAGCTGGTGTGTCCCTCTCGCTATTGTGGTTACTTCCTATCGTGCGCGGACTTCTATTGAGCAAAGGAACCATTAGACAATGGCACAGGCAGTATGGACCGAAGATAGACCAGGAGTGAGACACGTAAAGCTAGTGGACGCTCTCCTGCATGACGATGATTCAGGTTACTTTGTGATCCGTGGGATTGAACAGACCATCTGGGGTAACTTCTGGATCTACCTAGGAAGCTCTCTCAACATCGAAGCAACGTATGGAGATGAGCTAACCCCGGCAGAGACGGCGGAACACTTCCCCTCATAAGCATTGACATAAGGGAGCCGTTTCTAGACGGTTATCATTTGGCGATTATCCCGTCTAGGTCCCCTTGCTCCCCTTGTTTTAAATTCCCTCATTAGCGCCCCGTAGAGCCCCGCAGTTATAGAGCCCTACCCGAGATATACCCCGATGGCAGATAGAGCGCCACAGCCTAAGCCAGAGCGCAAGGTAATAAAGGTAATCGTATACGGTGACGTGACGGTATCCCTCACAAACCTTGACATCCTCTTTCTCTCAGAGCTGTGCATTGCCTGGACGTTAGAAGATGTTGAGTGACGTAAGAGACAAGTTTGACAGGTGGCTAGAGGAGATAGACGAGCTGGCTACGGAATTCCGCTATAGAGGCATGAGTCCAGACAGGGCGGAAGAGGCAGCTATCAGGCTCCTATCGAAGCGCTACCCTCACAGACAGGAAGAGGAAGAATGAATTTCCCAGATACATTTACTATTGAGCTGGACGGCGTAAAGCTAAAGCCTGAGAGCTTCGAGGCAGAGACAGTAGAGCTACCCCCGATGGACGTACATGTTAGACGCATGCCTACCGGCGGGCTAAACGTAGTGGTATCGAGCAACCGGCTAGGCTCCCTATCCGGATTCATCGCACGGAACGTAAAGAAGGTGCTGAGCTATCGCGGTATGTCCCTCTGGATTAGAGATCATTGGACCGACGACGGCAAAGGCTACATCCTGTTCAAGGGATACAAAGCGCAGTAAAACCCCTACCTTTCTCCTACCTGCTACCCCGGAACCCGAGTAGTAAGTAGGAGGTAGCACAATGCCAGATGATTACATGTTAGACGAGCTGGACACAGAGGAAGACTTCCACATTGACTATACAGCTCAGGATGTAGAGCAACTGTTTAGGGATCTCCAAGAGAGCGCCTATGCCGCAATGGATAGGCTCGACACCATGACAGAGAAGTTAGAGGAAGTCTCCCGAGAGATGAGAGCCTTACGGGATGCAATGAAGGGGATGTAACAATGCATCCTGACGATGTAGAGTTTAGAACAGAGGACACGGGCCTAGCTGCCTATGTCCTCTCCATGCTTCAAGAGAGAGGTTTCTACCGTATCCCCCCGCACTGTACCCCCTGTGCTCTCCAATACAGTTACACAGAGGCCAACGGTGTACACACCTTCCGATGGAATGACGGGGAACCTAGATCACAGGTAGCACTCTGGAAGGATGTAGCACGCAAGAGAAACGCTGTGCTAAACGAGCTGGCAGGGGTGTACGGTACCCTTCTCCCCTTCGATAGAGACGAGCTGGCAAAGATCCTAGAGGCAAGAGGGATAGACGCTAACCCCGTCTACATGTCTAAGTATCTCAAGTCAGCGGGACATCTCAAGTGTAAGGACAGGCGCACAAGGCAGGCGAGAGCAAAAGTCAATCATCCTGTGATACGTCCTCGTCTAGACCCTGCATCAGCGTAGAAAACGACCTGTGCAGGTGCTGTGATCCCCTGTCCATAAGACCGACATACTCTTTCTCTGGTAGGTTTAGCTTCAACTCCCGCCGCAATGCGAGATTGGCTTGAGCAAGGTACTCACGGAACTGTGTTGCAGATTCCAGTGCCTCATTGAGCAAGCGCAGGTGAATTGCTTGCCTTTCATCCAATAGGCGGGAGTGATCCTCAACAATTTCATTCAACCTGCCTTCGCCCTGTTGATAGACTGCCATTGTGGCATGCCACTGCCTAACATTCTCTTCCGTTGGTTCCTCTCTTTGTAGCCCCTGCATCATGGTTCTTAAGCCCCGCAGAGATTCTTCTACCCGATCCATGTAGTCCTTTACTTCTCCTATCTTCCGATCCTTCATGCCGAGTTGGAATCTAGTCCTCGACATCTTAAAGATCCGATCCGAGAAGAACTGACCTGCTGCCTCAAACCTCCGTATGGTCTCGATCTCCCCCGCTACATGAATCTTGTTTATCGCCGCCGCAACTCCCTTCAACATCTCCTTATGCTTCTCTTGCGGGATGTTCGGATCAGCGAAGCTAGCGAGGTATTCCTGGAATCCCGCCATGGCTTCGGCTGCCTGCAAGTAAACGTCCTTCCGGAGGGTCATTCTTCGATCTCGCGAGCGCTCTAGGTAGTTCATGAAGAGCGTGAGCAGGACACCACCAAGAGCGAAGCCACCTGTAACGATGGCGGGAAGATATGAGACGTTCGCTGCTGTTCCTTGCATATCGATTTGCCTCCCGCCCGAGCATATACCCATAGACCGATGCCATACAAGCCCGCTTGCCCTTGCCGTTGGCCTGGCTGTCCCTCCCTCACCCATGACGGGTACTGTCCCCAACACAAGAAGAATAAAGATAAAGAGTACGACCAGAGAAGAGGAACAGCCGCTAGCCGTGGATATGACGCTCGGCACAGACGGTGGAGAAAGGCAATCCTAGCCCGGGACCCTATCTGTGTAATGTGTGACGTAGCCCCCGCCACAATAGCCGATCATATTAAGCCTCTCAATGAGGGGGGTACATGGCACTACTCTAACGGACAAGGACTCTGCCACCTATGCCACAACCGGAAGACAACACAAGATCAGAAGCGAAAGCTAGCGCAGTGAGACTGCCTAGCAAGGCACAGAGGGACGAGCTATCAAAGAACCTGAAGCAGGAGATAGCGCGCTACCATCTAGAGACAGGACACAGGCCTGTAACGGTTACAGTCAACTTCACAGACGACGGACCAGAGATTGATTCTGTATTCCTCCCCGAAGATGCAACAATCGGAGTTGAGGATAACAAGCTGGTCCTACGTATCCCCCTCACCCCTCCCGCCGTGGATCAAATCGAATCCGTCACATAAAAGAGACGATGTATTGTAGGAGGGGCTTAAATATCTGGAGCCCCAGACCCCCGGAACCGGCCGCGCTGTCAAATTTTTATGACCGCAGGTTAGGGGGTGGGGGTATTGAAGTAAAACCCCTTGCAAGAATGGGCGTTTGATCCATCAAACCCCGGAAGTTTTGAAGGAGTTTTTCCCGCCTCTCCTCCCTCCCTTAAAGCTCCGTCCGGAGCTGTCCATTTTAATTTCCGCTAAGCAAAGAGCCATGCCAGGACCGAGACCCAAACCGACAAAGCTAAAACTACTTGAAGGGAATCCCGGGAAGAGACCTATCAACCATTCCGAGCCAAAGCCAGAGGCGAAGATCCCTAACTGTCCCTCATGGCTGGACGATGTAGCGAAAGCGGAATGGAAGAGAGTAATCCCGGACCTTGCGGGAGCTGGTCTAGTCACCACCATTGATAGGTCCGCTCTAGCTGCCTACTGTGTAGCGTTCTCTACCGCCAAGAGTGCAGAGGAAATTATCCAGAGGGAAGGCTTAACCTTCACAATGGAGAACGGCTACACACAACAGCATCCCGCCGTAGGCATCCGTAACAATGCGCTAGAAATGATGCGTAAGTTTATGGCTGAGTTTGGCATGACTCCCGCCAGTAGATCAAAAATCAAGCTCGAAACTCCAGATGGTGAGGACGAAGTAGAGGAATTCTTGAGCCGTAAGCGTGCCTAGACGTAAGCAGACCACCCCAGAACAACCTAAAGACAAGGCTCTAGCCTACTGCGAGGGAGTCCTAGACGGCTCTATCCCGGCTGGAAAGCCTGTACAACTGGCTTGTAAGCGCCACGTAGACGACCTTAAGAACGGGGAAAGCAGGGGTATTTACTTCGATTCGTTCGCCGCTAGCCATGCTCTAGACTTCTTTAGGTTCCTCAGACACCACAAGGGAGAATGGGCAGGCAGAGAATTCGAGCTGTCCCCCTGGCAAGAGTTCATTATTGCTTCTATCTTCGGATGGAAGAGAAGAGAGAACGGCTTCCGCAGGTTCCGCACCTCATACGTTGAAGTGCCACGTAAGGCGGGTAAGTCTCACCTTGCGGCGGGTGTTGCTCTTTACATGTTGTTTGCGGACGGGGAACCAGGAGCAGAGATCTACAGCGCTGCCACAAAGAAGGAACAGGCGTCTATCGTGTTCGATGCTGCAAAGCACATGGTAGAGGCTTCCCCTTCTCTCCGAAAGAGGATAGGCGTAGCAAAGAATTCCCTCTTTGTCCTCAGATCTAATAGCAAGTTCCTCCCGCTAGGCGCGGATGCCAATACGCTGGACGGGCTCAACATCCATTGTGTCATCGTAGACGAGCTACACGAGCACAGGAACCGCGATGTATGGGACAAGCTTGCTACCGCTCTAGGTGCTCGGAGACAGCCTCTCATCTTCGCTATTACAACGGCAGGAGATGAGAGAAAGGGTATCTGTTGGGAGATGCACGAGCATTCCCTAAAGGTGCTTGAGGGTGTGCTAGATGATGATGCACGTTTCGCCTTTATCGCTACGATGGATGAGGCAGACGATTGGACGGATGAGCGTACATGGTTCAAGGCTAACCCCGGCCTAGGTGTCTCTGTAAAAGTAGAGTTCCTACGGGATGAGCTGGTGAAAGCTCGGGCTATCCCCTCGGAACAGAATGCATTCCTCCGGATGTACCTTGACATCTGGACAGAGAAACAATCCAAGTGGCTGGATATTGATTACTGGTACGCCTGCAACTGTTCCCCGGTAGACCCTGAGAAGTTGAAGGGGAAGGATTGCTATGCAGGGCTAGACCTCTCCTCAACGGAGGACATTACAGCTCTTGTCCTCTTCTTTCCCGAGACTCAAAGCGTCCTCCCTTTCTTCTGGGTACCACGGGACAACATCATTACCCGGCGCAAGAGGGACAATGTTCCTTATGACACATGGGTTAACCAGGGGCTAATCCTCGCCACAGAGGGGAACACAATCGACTATGACGCGATCATCGCCAAGATTCTGGACCTCAAGGAAAAGTACAACATCCTAGAGATTGCCTACGATCCTTACAACGCTCATAGCACAGTCAATAAGTTGCAGTCTGAAGGGGTGACTATGGTTCCCTTCCGGCAAGGCTTCCTCTCCATGTCCGCCCCTACAAAAGAGACACAGCGGCAGATCTTGAATGGAGAGATTCACCACGGGGATAACCCCGTCTTGCGCTGGATGTTTTCAAACGTAGTCATTCAGAATGACCCACAGGGAAATATCAAGTGTGTTAAAGACAAGAGCCGTGATAAAATCGATGGTATAATCGGTTTAATAATGGCTATCGGTCGCGCTACGCTACAGCCGATCAAAAAGAGATCGGTGTACGCGGATCGTGGCCTCTTGGTGTTTGAATGGTAAGGAAGATCTTCACGGCTATTACATCAACATTAGACTTGCGAGACTGCCACGTATACGGGGGTCTTGCTCTTATCGCCTTGGGCGTTGGTTCGTTCTCTATTGGAGTTGCCCTAATTGTAATGGGGGCTGGACTCTTCTATATCGGAGCCAAAGCCTAATGATTTGGAGTTCATCGGTTGGGAGTACTGGACAGGTTACGGCGTAGCTCGCCTGAGAATCCAAAGACAAGCCTATCTAACCCCTCGACGTGGCTTTACGATGCGCTAGGAGCGGCACCGTCTAGAGCTGGTGTATCTGTTTCACCTAAGAACGCTCTGACACTTGCACCCGTTTACGCATGTGTCCGCCTTATCTCAGAGGAGCTAGCCTCTCTCCCCCTTCTGCTCTATCAGAACAGCGGTAAGGGACGCGAGAGAGCACAGGCTAACCCGCTATACGCGCTGCTACACGACGCGCCAAACCCGGAGATGACTTCGTTTATCTTCCGGGAGCTGCTGCAATCCCATCTCTTGCTATGGGGTAACGCCTATGCAGAGATCGAACGGGATAACGCTAACCGTGTTAGGGCTCTGTGGCCGTTGCTTCCTGACAAGGTAGAGCCGCTATACACGGGCTACGGAACCGCTCGACAGAAGATCTACAGGGTAAGAATCAAGGAAGCAGCCGGGGAAAGGGATGTCTATCTTCCTGCCTCAAGCGTTCTCCACATTAAGGGACTCGGGTTTGACGGGCTTAAGGGTTACTCCCCTATTGGTCAGCTCGCAAAGGAAACCGTAGGGCTAGGCTTAGCACAGGAAGGCTTTGCAAGTTCTCTCTTTGCCAACGGTGCTAGACCGTCTGCAATCGTCACTGTCCCCACGGAGCTAGACAAAGATGCTCAGGAGAGATTACGCCTAGGGCTCGACGGTTTGATGAGCGGTCTTAGCAATGCTAACCGCATGGCGATTCTTGAAGAGGGGATGAAGTGGGAAAAGATCTCTATCAATCCCGAGGAAGCACAGTTTCTAGAATCTCGTCGCTTCCAGGTAGAGCAGATTGCCCGGATCTTCCGCGTACCCCCGCACATGATCCAGGATCTTTCACACGCTACCTTCTCCAACATCGAACATCAGAATATCCACTTCTACACCAACACCCTTAGACCGTGGCTGATTCGTTGGGAACAGGAGCTAAACGTATCGATCCTATCCGCTGAGGATAGGGGGAAACTCTACTTTGAGTTCCTGCTAGCGGGTGCTCTCCGGGGTGACGCTAAGACCCGGGCAGAGGTTCAGAACATCTACCGGAACATGGGTGTCCTGAGTGCAAACGAGATCCGCGAGCAAGAGAACCTAAACCCCATCGAGGGACCGGAAGGGGACTACTACCTACTCCCCCTCAACATGGTACCCGCCTCCCAGCTCCTAGCCTCCCTGGACACGGCAGAGGAGCTACCCGACCCGATCCCCCAGGGGGAACCAGGCGCGGGGCAGAGATCGGGCCTAGAACGGGCTCCTAGCGCGGATTCCGGGGATTCTAGAGGGTCCGTCTCCCCCTCACGTGAGACAGGGACTCTCGAGACGGGTTTAAGCGGGGGCTTAAGCGCGAGCTCGCCCACCGTCCGCCAGCTCCGGAGCGCAAAGGCACGGCAGACCACACAGGCTAACTACCTACGCCTCTTTGAACAGGCAAGCGGGCGGGTTGTCCGGCAGGAAGTCAAGGCAGCTAAGCGGATGCTTGCTCAGGCTTCCAACCTGGGAGACTTCCTCAGGGACCTAGAGAAGTTCTACGAATCCTTCCCGGAAGTCATCAAGCGTGAGTTTCTTCCCATCCTTTACACCTTTGCCCACAGTTTGAAAGAGCACATTAGAGAAGAGACGGACTTCAAGGGGGACATTGACCCTCAGCTAGACGTGTTCATTCACAAGTACGCGGAAGGAATCGCAAAGCGCCACGTAGCTAACTCACGTGGACAGATTGAAAGCCTAGCGCGCAAGGATGTAACCCCCGATGTCTCACCCGAGCAAGACATTGACGAGCGGTTAGACGAATGGGAAGAGAAGCGCGGCGGGAAGCTAGCCCACTCCGAAAGCGTGAGATCCGGAGGAGCGATTGCAAAGGCTATCTACGGCGCGATTGGCATAACCGCTATCCGCTGGTCCACAGCCGGGAAGAATTGCCCTCTCTGTGACGAGCTGGAAGGAAAGACGGTAGGCATTAACTCCTACTTTCTGGACAAGGGAGCAAGTATCAACGATCCGAGAGAGGGAGCCGAGCGGTTCACTACGGATCATTCCATAGGACATCCGCCCCTCCACCAGGGCTGTGATTGTGTCATTACGAGTGCTTAATGGAGTCTATGTAAATGAAGATTGAGCGGAGATGGTTTCAGAGTCCTAACCTACGCCTAGATGGAAAGGGCGCGGAATCCGAGAAGGATATCAAGATCCGGGGACATGCCGCGATCTTTAACGAGCTGTCCGTAGACCTCGGAGGCTTCCGGGAGAAGATCGACCCGGGAGCGTTTGCAAAGTCAATCCTAGAGGATGATGTCCGGGCCTTGTGGAACCACAATGCAGACATGGTGCTAGGCCGAAACAAGAGCGGCACCCTAAAGCTTACCGAGGATGAGAGAGGCTTAGCTATTGAGATCGATCCTCCGGACACTCAGCTAGGCCGAGACGTTATGTGCCTCATGCAGAGAGGCGACGTAACGCAAATGAGTTTCGGTTTCACTGTTCCGGATGGTGGGGAACGTTGGGAGATGATCGGGGGAGTAGCGATTAGAACGCTTACCGCCGTCAACCTATTCGAAACGCCTCCCGTAGTCCCTGCCTTGCCGAGTTCAAAGCTAGGGCTCTACTTAATCCTTTCGAGTAAATCCCTAATTGGTTTTGGAGTTTGTAACACATGTTTACCCAGATTAAAGAGCTGCGCGAGAAGAGAGAGCGCGCCTAGCCGAGCAGGCTAAGGAAATTCTGACTAGAGCAGAGAACGAGAAGCGAGCACTAACCGCAGAGGAAGATGCCAACTTCAAGAAGTATCACGATGAGGCGGAGACCATTGCCGGCGATAGAGATTGCGAACACAGGGAGCCTCATAGGCACCCGGAAGCGTATCAACTTCGTACCGGGCTCCAACATCACGCTTACGACGGCGGATGACTCAGGTAACAACCGGGTCAACGTAACCATTGCAGCCGGGGGCGTATCAGATCCCCTGACCCGCCTAGACCTTTCAGAAGACTTTATGAGCGGTTCTACTGAGGTAGGCGAGGTAGGTATCCTCAACTGGACTACAGCCGCTACTAGCTCTTCTGTGGTCTCTGCGGAATCAGATCACCCGGGGATCTTCAGATTTACTACTAACACGACCTCCGGCAACATTGCCCGTCTTCACCTAGGCGGGAGTGCTACCGATGGAATGTTTTACGTTTCAAACCTAGACACAATCTCTGCCATCGTTCGCCCGCAACAGAATACAAACATGAAGGTGAAGTTTGGGCTGTTCCAAAACAACAACGACACTGGCGGCGGTACGGATGGAATCTACTTTGAGTTCTCAACTCTCGTAGGCCCGGAATGGTACTGCATTACGAAAGCCTCAAGCACTACTACCTCTCAGGCTACGGATATCTCGGTCTCGGCTAATACGTGGTACCGGCTAGATATCGTGCGGAATGGCACTCTCATAGAGTTCTACATTGACGGGGCGTTGAAGCACAACACAAGCTCAAACGTTCCCGTTTCCAGTGCTCTTAATGCTGGCTTCATGGTCGAATGCCGTGACACTGGCAATGCTAAGAGCCTTGACGTTGATTATTTCCGTTTGAAGAGTCAGGCGCTAAATAGATAATGGGAAGAGTTGTAATCGCCACACCTGAGCTATCAGACTCAGCGACAATCTACAGCAGCTCGACAGCCTCTAGCATGCCTGCAACTAACTTGCAGATCATGCAGCCGGGAGAGCCTGCCTGTTTCACAACGCCTAGCGCTGCATACGTAGAGCTAGACCTGGGATCAGCTCAGGCAATCAATCTCATTTGGTTAGGCTATACCAATGCCTCATCTACCGCCACTTGGAGAATTAGAGCCGCTAGCACTCAGTCTGCCTTAACAACCTCTCCAGGGTATGACAGCGGGCTAATGTCTCACTGGCCTAGCTCCCACGCTTCAACCTGGGATAGGACGCATGCTCTCAAGTGGCTAGGTTCCTCCCCTCAAACTTACCAATGGTGGCGGATCGATATAGCGGACGCTAGCAACACTGAGGGTGTGTATCGAGCCGGGAGGCTGTACCTAGCAAACGCTTTCCAGCCGTCCAACAATGCAAAGTATGGCGTAGCCCTATCGATCATCGAACAGGCGAGACGTACGGAATCTCTAGGCGGAGAAGTGCATCCCCGCTTAGCAGCTCGGAGACAGGCTCAGGACTTCACCATAGAGCACCTTACGAAAGCAGAAATGCTAGGGGTCTTTTACAAGTATCTCCGCAAGAGAGGCGTATCCCAGGACATCCTAGTAATCCTAGACCCCGAAGAGACTACATACCTATTGGAATACACCGTCTACGGTCTATTACGCGACGCGGGAAGAATCGAGATTCCCACATTCAACCGCTATGCGGTGAATATCGCTGTAGAAGAGATGCCGTAGCTGTGGGGAGTATCGAGTAAATGCCTATTGTAATGAGAGATAGGGTAAAGGAAACCACTACCACGACGGGGACAGGTGCCGTTACCCTCCTAGGAGCTGCTACAGGCTTTAGAACGTTCCTATCCGCCGTGGGGAACGGTAATCAGACTTACTACTGTATCGAGGACGGTACTAACTGGGAGACTGGGATAGGAACAGTCTCGACAACGGGACCGACTCTATCCCGTGACACCCTTCTAGCTTCCTCAACAGGTGCGCTCATCAATTGGGGAGCTGGTACTAGAAACGTCTTCTGTACTTACCCTGCTACGGGCCTAGCTCTTACAGCTAACAACCTGTCGGACATGACGGCTGCAACATGCCGCACAAACCTAGGGCTAGGTACATCTGCCACCATGGGCGCGTCTCGCTTTGGATTGATTGACTCAGGGCAGACAGGCGGGACGAATGGAAAGGTAGTGAGGGTATCGGCTGCTAATACATGGGTGGACGCTTCCCAGGCAGACACCGTAGATCAGCTACGTTGCCTTGCGTTTAAGACCGCTGAGGGTTACTACCTTCCAGGCTCCTACATCTCTGGACTTTCGGGGCTCACGGCTAACACCGTTTATTACCTGAGCACTTCGGGTAACTTGACCTCTTCCCCTCCTACGCCTTCTACAACTGTTCGCCTAGTTCCAATCGGGAAGGCTCTTTCTACTACTTCCCTCCTATTTTGCCCTGAAACTCCGATCACTGGTCAGTAAACCATATGCCTCAGTACCTCAGGCCAGATTCAACCCTCGTAAGTGGCTCGTTTGTACCTTCCGGCCCGTTGGCTGGTGGTCTGCATTCCGTGGTGAATGAGACCACTCCCGACGATATCAGCGAGTTTCGTAACGCTCCGGGTACAACAGGGACAGTCTCTTGTGAGCTTGGACTATCGGACGCTCTAGACCCTCAGCAAAGCACAGGACACATTCTCAAGCTTCGGGGCTATGTCTCGGAGGCGTTTGACTGCCCTGTCACAATGAACCTCAAAGAGGGTGCAAGCATCCGCGCCACTCTAACAACCTCTTTCCTAACAGCCTCAGCGACGTACACATACACGCTGACAGCGAGTGAGGCTAACTCGATCACCAACTATAACAACCTATCGGTTGAAGTGGTTAAAGAGGCATCGCCCGACGCTTGCCGAATCTTCGTCACGTGGATTGAGTTTGAGATTCCCACTCCTGGCCGCATTCACGTTGATTACGTGAACGGGGCTCTAACCGTTGTACCCCTTTCCTCCGGAAACTACCTGAAGATTGTAAGCGGAGCTATTACCCGAGTAGCGGGCGTAGAGGTAGCCGGAGCGCTCATCTTATCGGGAACCCAAATTGCCACATGGGACGGAGTTAGCTAATACATCATGGAAGCACTACTAGCACTAGCTGTGAAATACGGACTCCCGTTTATCGTCGGTGTATCGGGAGCACTGAGCCCGTATTTCTACAAGCTCCTAGCCTTCAAGCTGGCTAAGACAAAGGTTGACAGCGAGGTAAGGAAGGAGGAGAGAGCGGCAGAGTCAGAGTATCGAGATAGCGAATGGGAATCCCTAGCGAGACTCAGAGACCATTTTGATAAGAGGTTTGAGCTACTGACAAAGGAGAATGAAGAGCTACGTTTACGAGTGAGGGAGCTTGAGCAACAGGTAGACGTGCTGAGATCAGATCTCCTCAAGTGCGAGACGGCGCGGATCGACTTGCAGCGGGAAAATATGATCCTAAAGGCGATCAAGTGAAAGCCCTAGTGCTCTCCCTGTTCCTGTTGCTTTGGGGCGGTGTTGCCACTCCCGCCAAGCTCCAGAATCCTAGCTTTGTATGTGAGACATACGGGGACGAGCTGCACTGTCAAGGAAAGGCAGTAAGCGATTTCAAGCGTCCCCCACAGTGGGAGCTATATCCCGAGGGGCAAGGCTACACAGACGTATCACGCGGTTGGAATGTAACCCTTTATCCCCCAAAGGCAGATCAGCGCTACATGGTGTTGATGAGAGTCTACACGGGGAGCCGCATTCTCATTGTTACCTGCCACACGGCAGACGGCAAATGTAAAGGACCAGATAACTAGATGGGTTGGCACAATCATTTGATGGATAGGCTAGAGCCGCTATTGAGAGGAGAGCATATCTCTCCGCCTCCGAGCGCTGCCTTTCTAATGCTAGACGGTGGAACACAGAACTTTAAGGCTATGGCATGGGGAGCTGAGTATCTACGTGTTACCCGCTTCCCGGATGAGCTTCCCGCCTTTGTGAAGCCTGAGGATAGGCGTAAGTATATCGACTCATGGCGGGAGAAGTGCAAAGGCTTCTTTGAGACTCAGAAGAGACAGGGCTTTATGAGCATCGGGACCGGCAAGGGTACAGAGCAACTTTGCCCGGACCCTCATACCAACTTTTGGATTACAGCCGTTGTAGCCATGCGGCGAGCTGCTAAGGAAGCAGGACACGAGGACGTACTAGAGCTTAGCTCATGGTGGTTCCGCTCTCTCCTGGCGATCTACAAGGCTACGATGACTCCGGACGGTCTACCCGTTCTCCCTGGTGCAAGATGCAAGGGGCTCCCTTCCTCAGAGGTAGGAATGCTCATTGTCCAGACCCTTCTAAAGCTCCCTTATCAGGGTGTGTACAAGAAAAGGGGGGATCTATGGGAACAAACTTACTACGCGGCAGCTCGGGAAGTGAGACGCCTAGTAGAAGAGGGAGACGACCTAGGCGGAGCTGCGAAAGCGGAAGAGCTGCCTAAGCTCAAGTTCCCCATGCAGGTTGTACGCTTCAAGGGTGGACATCTGGCATGGTGCGATCAGGCAGAGACAGGCTTTCAGCTACAGGACCAGTTTTGTAACTGGACTCTCTGCCGCTATGTGAAGTTCCGGAAGCACTCCATAGAGTTTGACCGCAACTGGTCTAAACCGCTCCCGGAGATTCACCCAGAACAAGATTCCTGAGCCCTGGCATAGGCTAGGCTTTGAGATCCCGCTACGGGGTAGGGTTTGTTCGAGCCCTACCCCGTTCGGCGTTTATAGGGGCTTACAGCGAGGTTTTTTTATTGGAGGGACCTTACAACCCGTAGAACGTCCTGAGCCTGACACTTGAAGTAGGACGGGGCCTTGAATTCCTTCCCGCAGATACGGTACTCGAAAGTCTCCGCCTTTGCCAGGGCTTCCAAGTGTTCAACGGTTAGAGCGGCGGTCAGAGACTCTACAACCCCTTGCCCCTGTCCTGACTCGGGCTCATACATGAGCGGCGGGAGCTGGTAGGGCTGGCCGTCTAGGAGAACGTCCGTCTTGTTACAGTCCAGGAAATGCCACTTCTCATAGGTACCCGAGAGGACTAACCCGATGATGACGGGGCCTCCCTTCTTCTGTTGGGTACCCATGAGGCGAGCTGTCATGCTGTAGTAGCCGACCTCTTCCCGGCTGTAGAACTTTGTAGCTCCGGTAAAGCGGTCTGCTACCACTTCCGTAATCCCCTCTTTGCAGTCCACAGCATAGGAGGGGACAGACCCCAGAAGAGCGAGCAAGAGCACTGCTAGGCGTTTCATCTCTGTTCTTCCTCCATAGGCGCAGTCTACAGCCACTCCGGCTTACCTGTTGAAATGGTACCGTTAATCCTTATCTGGAACGAACTGAGGGAATTTAATAAGGTATTCTCCGAAACGCACTTCTTTGTAAATGTCCCTTCCCTTTACCTGAGTCAGCTTCTCGGGAACCCGTCGAAGTTCATCGAACAATGCGAAAAGATCAGCATCCTTGAGACAATCTTTTAGCTCATCACTTGTAACAATCGGTATTTCCTCGTCGCTAACGAGGTCGGTGGGGCGAGCCATCTTACTAACAATAGCCCCGAGAATCTTGGTGCTGGAAGTAAACGGAGGATTGAGAGCAAAGTTGCGCGCAATCACAGTCTTAGTTGCTTCCAACTCCAAAAGGCAGCGCTTGTGTACGGCCAACGCGTCACGAAACTTTTCATCGTGCTTTCTTACCTCAAAGGTCGAATCAGGGCCAAGAAACCACTTTAAGGAAATCGCAAAAGCCACACTCGCGTCATCGTTCCAGACAAGAAGATCAATATCACCTATCTCTCGCGGGGGTTTACCAAGCCGCAGACGTGGCCTGACATGGAGCCCCCTTTCTACAAATAGAGGCTGTAGCTCTTCGAGCATAATTTGCTCTTTCACCTCATTCAACGCTTGGCCTGAACGATCGCTCAGCTTATTCACGATTGGAAGAAGGTTCCTCTCGTGGTTACTACCATAAACTAAGAGAGGAGCCGTGACATAAACCTCTTCGGTAAGTCTAATCAGCGGTTGATGAATGATGTCCCTAGCCAGATCAGAGTAGGTAAGATCCCGAAGGATGGCTTTGGCCGGCTCATACCTGAGCCCTACTCTGTGTCTAATTTTCTTTAGCTCCCCCGTCTCGATAAAGATGGCCGCAGAGTTGTGAGCGGTTGACTGTCCTTCAAGCTGAGCACATGCCGCTGTCAGGACCCAATGTCGCAAATCACAGAGAGCTTTTATATAGAGCCAGAAAGTATGGTAGTCATTCCAGGTATACTCTCCAAGATTTAAGTCGGATGGGAACAGGCTGGGAGGTACATTATGGTAAAATAGGCTAAACATGCTATCCGTAACGGTGTATCTGACACTGGCATTGCGTAAAAACTCGATTTTTCTTCCGAAGGCAGTTCTGATCTTTAGGCGCGCGACTTCGGGAGATTCTTCCAGATCAATCACTTGAACTCGGTCTTTGGCATCGTCGATCATTCGGGCCATGAAAGAGGCAGACATAATGCTATCGAATTGTACGCAGGAGCCCGTGATGGTGTATGTACAGAATTTGCCCTCGACGTTTTCAAGGAACTCTTGAAGAGTTGAGTAAATCAGAAACATATCCACAGCGGCTTTCGCTCGGCGCATGTCTTCCCGCCGTGTCAGACAATTCATGTCTCCTCCCTCGGGGCACCATTCATGAATCTTGTAGATGAGGTGACGGAGTATGTCTTGATGAGTTCTTAGAAATTGATAGGAGGCCATGGACCCTACTGGCTGGTGATAATCAAATACAACTTGCTCAGCTTGCACATAGCGTAGTATGTGGAGCAGGGCTTCTATCTTGGGTACAGTGAAAATCTCAAGGCCGCGAATCACTTCCTCTGCATGTCGGCGCACATCTCCTATGTTTGGTGTAGTCATGGTTAGAAAGCACTCCTTTCTGAGGATATGCCGCGCTTAAGGCTGCCCTCCAAAGGATGGCGGATCAATTGCTGGGAATCGCCAATGAGCCTTGATATAGTTCCTCAGCACAACAGTAGCGCCGAGGTCAACGGTACCCCTCTTCACTTCCTCCTCTAGATTGCGCCATACCATACGCATTTGGTCACGGGCTGATTCGCCGCTCCCTTCCTCATTATCCAATAAGGATAGCTCTTGACTAGCACGGCGGCAGACAGAGATAGCCTCAGACGATTCCCCCCTCCGAAGGTGGAAGCCAAAAAGGTAGACCAGATCTAGGAAGAAGTCTTTCACCAATCCGTGCTCTAGGTCCCCGGCTATGACTTCCTGCAAGAGAATCTCTGCTCTCTTATGCCTTCCAAGGTGCTCTAGGATTCTCGCTGCTGTGTATCGTCTCCTAAGCTGAATGTATGGCTCTCGGAATTGCTCGTGCAATCCCTTCCGCTCATTAAGCCTGATAAGTGCCTCGTGTGGCGCACCCATGGTTACAAGACAGTTCATCCTCAGAATTTCTAGGTAGACCACAAGGCGGGGATTGCTGTCCTGGATTAGGGACAGGGACTTTCCAATTGCCCGGAGACTTTCGGCAGGATCGTAGTCAGCCAGGATATTGGCTAGTTGGGCGAGAGTCCGACTTATGAGGAATGTTTGCCCCGCTTCCTCAAAGAGTCCCACTGCTTTACGCAGGATTACGGCGGCTTCCTCTGAGTTGCCTAGGTCATCTTCTAGCGCTGCTTCCACACATAGCAACTTTCCCTCTGCAACTCCGTTCCCTGATCCCTTACCGACATGTTCGTTTCCCTTCTTCAATACATCACGAGCTGCGGGCCATTTAGCTAGCCGTCGCCGTGCATTCGCAATCTCAGCGCAGCATTCGGCACATAGATCATTTCTTAACCCGACAGATACTCTAGGAGAGGGTAGCTGTTGGGATACTAGCCAAGCCAAATAGAAAACTTCTTCGGCTTCTGCTGGAGATGCTGAGGCACCCTCTTCTAGAAGCACTTCCAGAAAGCTAAGGGTGTGAAGTGTGCGGGTGAGACGTACTTTGTCTCTTCTGGCTTTGTGAGTTAGGGAACGAATCTCAATCCAAATTGCTTGAGCTTCAAGCCACTCCTCTAATCTCGCCTGCTCTATCTCCTGGAGGTCAATAAGTGGCTTCAGGGGACCTTGAGTGGCTATCACTCCGCTTGCCCTCTGGGCGGCAATAGCGCGGGTGGCAAGTAGCCAGCATTCCCGGCATCCCGTCAGGTGAGCTGCAACCCGTTCCGCCTCGACCGGGGAAGCCTCACCAGCGAACACCCTACGCAACCCCTCCGGATTCTCGTGAGACTCTTCGAACAT